TCAAATGTGAAGAAGCTAGTAAGTTCTTGCGACTCAGATGGTGACAAATCGGAGAGTATTAAGTATACCTCATTCTTCTTAGATATACGCATTTTGTAATGTTTCCTGTTCACCATAGTGGCCTCTCAATAGAACATTCCATGAAACACTAATACGTTGTTCTTTAGTGGGAGGAACCCAATGCGACAACCAAGACGGAAATACATATCCGACACCCTCTACAGAATCAAACTGAACCATGCTAGAGTTTATAAAGTTTGGAGTATTTCTTGGTTGCAACACATGGGCTGCTGGTCTAGGATCAAAGAACTGTATCGGTGAAGTGTTTCCTGCCTTCAAATAATACACTCCAGATAAAAAATTATTTGAGTGTGTATGTGGAGGATGTGCCTCACCACTATTGAGTGTGTTTGCCCACATACCTGTTATCTCTATTTTGTCATATTGATATTGTTGTTTTTTTAGAATCGAAGTTGTAGCTTTTAGTATACCATCCACCAAAGGTTTAAACACTTCGATCTCATGTAATTGGTCAGATGACAAAAGTATACGTTCCATTATAGGTGTAGGCCGCCAAGAGATCATCGGGCCATGATCTATATTCAGAGAAAATTGAGTTATAACTGTTGGAAAACAATTATAAGATTTTAGATTTGCCATCTACATCAACCAACAGGTAACACTGTATCTCGTACCCTCTGAAATTTCTATAACCTCATGAGGATACATAAAGTTGGATGGAAAAATTAATGCAGAACCCGCGGCAGTGCGAAATGTCTTTCCTGCAATAACAAAATTACCACCCTCATAATCATCATTCAGAAATAACAATGATGTAGCCTGTGGGAATCCCCACTGTTGGCCGTGGCTGTGGTGAATGTTATCAACGTGTCTTGACATGAAACCACCAGCTTCATATTTGCTGATTCTAAAATCTGTTAAGTGTTGCACGGTAAACAAATCAAAGTCTAGATTATATCTCTTGATAACATCATCATAACATGATTTGAGTCCTTGGAAATATATACTATCCTTGCGTACCCAGAAATCATTACTAACAACTCTATCATTCTTCACACGCCCGCCGCTATTGTGTGTTGCGTATGCAGACGGTTCATACGAGAACTTGTGATTAATCAATCTTGAACATAAATCCCCATCAATTACATTCTTATAATACTTTATATAATTAACATTATCCACTACATCATTCCAGCTTCAAACTTTTTCCAATCAGTTGCATTACGAATATCCCAGCCACGATTATCGATAGACTTGATTACGCCCTTGCAGTAGTCTACGCATGAGTCATAGTAACCTATTTTATTTGAAATTCTGAGAATGTCCTCATCAGACTGAATGTACATTGTAAGGTCTGTCTTCATAACCCTGATGTCAAACGGCTTTGCAGCATACACCTTCGCATCAGCCTTACCACCATAGTACTCCCATTTCTGACGATACAATAGTTGGTGGTCAGTCTTAGCCTTGACTAAAAGTAGTTCGAAGTCTGACTTGAAGTCTAACCACTTCTGCTTGATCATTTGATTTTTATAAGATTCCTGATCGATGTGTTCCTGATCAGTTACGGGAAGGTCTTCTTTTGCAGTTCTCTTTAATGTATCTAAATTCATCTTTACCTCATAATAAAAAAGGTGAGCAGTTTGGTGTCTCTCTTATAATATATTGACACTAGCGAGTTCGAACGAGTTGTCACTAGAAATTAAGTCTAAGATTTGATAATCTGTTAAAGCTTACCAAATCTGCTCACTATTATATATAAGATTTGAAAACTATATACTTAGACACTCTCAAATTTATAAATTTGATATGCGAAGGTTGCACTAGTAGTCATGTACTCAACATCTGATGCCCCTTGTGTAAACTCCAATGCACCTAATGAGATAGGAAATACATTTTGAAATACAACATTCAAAACAGGATTATTCTTATTGGAGAGGATCATGAGAAATGCATCTGAATACATTGCTTTATCTGCTGTTGCAGAACTCACAATATCGACAGAGGGAGTTCTTCCACCAGCTGGAGCAATTGATGTTACATCTCTGTGTGTTCTAAACTCTGACTTATTCGATGGAAAACCAATTCCTGTCATCCAGTTATGAAGCGACTGATAATTCTCAAGATACTCATCCACAATGAATGTAATCTCAAGATTAGCATATGACAGCTTCTCACCCATAATCGGAATATTCTTAAAAGGATTTGAAAAATCTATTGCCGTAGCATCGATGCCTGGCAAGTTTGCGTTGATGGTAAAAAACTCAACCTTTGGGAGTTGGTTGATACCAAAGCGAAACTGAGTCGGACTTGCATAGTCTAACTTATCAGGTTGTCTTGCGATAGGTGATTGTGCTGTTGCCATACTAGTATTTATACATACCTAACCATGTAGTTGTGATGAACAAAAAAAGAGAGGGGCCGAAGCCCCTCTCTAAGTTTGTAGTCAAGTTTCTTATTAGAAACCAATCTTACATTAGATTGGATACCTTAACTCTGCGATACCAAGCATTCGTATTGGCATCAATTGAAGCATCGGTATTAACCGAATCAGCAGCAGCAACCGCACCCGCAGCAGCGAATGGGTTAGCAGCAAGACCATAACGGGTCTTGAAACCAATCTTAGGTTGGAAGCTGTTCTCACCAACCGCACGGACCATCTGTAGAGGAACGTATGGGCAGTAGAAGAAACCAGCATCATAAGGTGAAGTGCCCTTATATCCGCAAACATAGTACTGAGAAGCAGCTACGTTAGCAGCATATGGATCAACAAAAACCTTGAAGCGACCATTCATCACACCAGCGAATGTGGCGGATGAGTCATCCACGTTAAGATTGTTATTCAGAGCAGGAGTGTAATCAAGAACACCGGCCATCTGAAGAGCAGAAGCAACGTCAGCTGAAACGATCAGCATGTTACCCTTGCCGCGACGAGTCTGTTGACCAATCGCATTGGCGTCACGTTCAATCTGGAACATAAGGCCCTTAAACTTCTCAACTGACCAACGACCATTTGAGTCGGTGTCCAGATCGAAGATACCAGCAGTAGTTGTGTTAACCTGAGCGCCTGCAACAGCAGTTACATAGAGCGAACGGATAACCTCGCGGTTGATTTCAGCAAGAATTTCTGTGCTGAGAATGTTGGCGAGTTCTGTCTCGGCATCAAGACCATGAATTGCTTTAAGGTCTTGCGCGAGTTCCATTGTGTACTCGGCCTTAAGGGCGCGAGAAACAGCGGTAACAGTTGACTTCTCGATTGAGAATGCCATCTGAGCGAAAGAGTTGTCACTACTATCGCCAAGAGCTTCTGCCTGAGCAGTAGTCATACCTGTTGCAGAAGTATAAGTTCCAACAGGACTGTCGTTAAGAACAGAGGGGTTAGTCTCTGTAGCACCAACATCACCACCACCAATAGTACCGGCATTGTTCTGGTTAGAACGACCAGTACCACCTGGGAATGACTCATCCATGAGAGCCTCAGCACCATCTTGAGATAGGAGTGAAGAACGCATGGCAAAGATAAGACCAGTTGGTCCTGTCATTGGCTGCACACCGCAAACGTCATAAGCAATCAGGTTAGGCATTGCACGGCGAACGAGAGAGATGAGAATTGGATTCCATGTATCCATCTGTCCACCACTCGAGGCGTTAACTGGTGCTGTTTCTGTAAGGAAAGAAGCATCCTCACGCATTGCTTTTTCTTGGTTTTCTAAAATAAGTGTGGTAACTGCCCGCTTATAAGAATCCTCAATCCGTGGAAGATCGGGGTGTTCTAGGACTGGCTGCCACTTTTCTTGTAGATGTTCTGTACGAAACATTTGTTTCTCCTTTATTATTTACATCTGTTTATAATAATTATTGGGCACGCTTTTTGTTACGACTAATTGCCGACATATACGCTGTCATAGCGCCAGTCGTATCAATGTCCTTTGCGGTGCCACCATCTTCATCATCAAAAGTCTGTTCAACGATTGTCTTTGGGAAATAACTTTCCTTCAAGGTGTCGAGTTTTGCACGGAAAGACTCTTCCGAAACAAAGTCAACATCTTCTGTTAAAGACTTGAACTTCTCAATTTCTGTGTCGGTCAAATCCTCAGAAACTTCGGCAATGACCTGTTCACGAAATAGTTTAGACTTAACTTGCGTAAGAGCAACATTCTGCTCCATAACAGAGTTAATTTTCTCTTCCAGCTCGCTAATCTTCTCAGATTGTGCCTCAAGAACGTCATATTTCTCGTTAGGCACATCAATGTAATGATCTTCAAACAACTGTTTCAGTCCAGAAATAAAGTCTTCTGCAATTTCACCCTTTAAACCGCGCTCGATTGCCAACTCGTTCTCTTTCGTCCATTCCTCTACAACGTAGTTGAGATATGTATCAACCTTCTCTGTAAGAGCATCAACTGACTCTTCCAGTTTTACTTCAAACTCGCCAGTCATCACATCGTTAATACGAGTGATTTCTTCGCGTGTCTTCGATTTAACAGCAGCTTCAAAGATTGTTGCTGCCTTATCCTTAAACTCCTCGGAAAGTCCCTCACCCTCTACGAGAGCAGCAACATCTTCCTTGACACTGATAGACTTAATCTTCTCTTCGATCTCTGCCTTTGCATCTTCAAGCTTACTCAGCTCCTCTTCTGTCTGAGCATTTTCTGCTTCAGCAAGTTTAGAAGAATGACTAGCAATCATCTCGTCAATCTCAGACTTCTTCATCTTTGCAATCTGCTCGAGTGTCTGTGCTTTAGTCATCTTCTTTGCCTCGGCAACAACTTCGCCTTCTGGCTCGAAACCAGCGGCAAGTTTCTTAGGAGCATCGGCCTTGCCGGAGCTCTTCTTTGCTGGATCACCAGCTGCGGATTTTGCAACCTTATCTGCAACATCTGTTGGAGATGATTTTGCTTCGGGATCAACAACGGCTTCCCCACCATCGACAACTTCGCCGCCGGGTGTTACTGCATCGATCTTCTTTTTGCCTTCGGCAGGAGTAGCACCCTTAGTCTGGGCATCACTCGCCTCTTCGAGTTCTGCAAGCACTTCTGCTTCCAACTCTTCAATTGTTTGTTCTAGTTCTGACATAGGGTGTCTCCTTACCTAGTTCTGTTGATTATTTATAAATTAAAGTCTTTTAAGAAACTTTGCGAACGCTAAAGCTTCCTTATTTGCGTTTCTTTGACGCTCCTTTACGTCAAATTCCCTCTTCATCTCTACCATTTCCGATTCCAACAACGCTCCGTTGTTCCAAATCCACTCCTTACCTTCCATAATACCCTCTACAAAAGCGTTTGGTGCGGAAGGATCAGCAACAATATCTGCTGCTGTTGCGAGATAGAAGTCGTCTCGCACATAACTTGCGCCACCTTTTTCATCTAAACTGCCCATTCCCCGTGAGGAAACGCCAAGTTTTGCACCTTCATCCATAAGACTCTTCACAATCTCACCCATAGGCGTAGACATAATCTTCGCCTCTCCAATAAAGTTTTTTCCCTCTGGTGCCAAAGAAGTGATCATATGGGACACACGTTCCAGATTGACGGTTGGCCCGTCAGGATGCCCTAGTTCACCAAATGCACGTTTCTCGTTGATAAAATTCTTGTTGTACTTTCCAACTTCCTTCTGAAGAATTTCCATAGGATATACACGACCATTACGGTTCTTGATATCAGCCTGCATGAAAATGCCGCGAATCTTGTAGTTCTTGCCACCGCCCTCTTTTTCTTCGGTGATATATTCTACGTCTTCTACCGCTTCTGAAAATAGTTTCATTACCCTATCCTTACGCTGTATAGCTATCGTCTTTTTTGAATTCAATTATAACAAATCCAGATGTACCAAAAGTAGTTATTTGATGATCACTAGAAGTTTCTGTTGTGTTCGCCGCAGTTCCTTTGATAAGACCAGCAGAACCATCATAGTGTCCACTTCCAGCAAGTCTAATTTGTACAATATCTGTTCCAGAAGATACTTCTTGAATTTCAATATGACCAGTATCATCATCAGCACTACCTTGAGTCAATCCCCACCAAAGTCTAGAGATGTCTAGTTTTGCACCGTTTGCATGGCCAGACAGGTCGCTTGCATCTAAAATAGCGCCATCTGCAGCAGCATCGTCTTCAATATCAACCTTAAGCGTAACTGTACCACCGGCTCCCGGCGCATTAACAACGGTATCTTTGAGTATTCTTGCAACAATGGCCATTCTTATCCCCTAGATCGCTAACATTTCTTTTTCGAAATATCCAAGAAGTTCCTTCTCAGGGACTTTAAATTTCTTTGATACATCCGTAATAGTTCTTTCGAAACTATTTAGGAAATCTGAAGGTTTCGCATCCATTTTTTTGAACAAATCGTCTACAGCGTCCTTCATTTTCGGAGAAAGCTTCTTATATTGATTCGATTTCTTATGTTCATCCCGCTCAACAACGGTTGACTCATAGATGTCTTCAATCCGTTTCATTTATTTTCATCATCGAAATAAGAATCACGGGGCTTAGAATTAATAAAAGTCCTTGATACTTCTTTGCGTTTAACTTCCAATGCATCACCAACCTTTGCAGATATTGCAACATTAAATGCGGTTTCTGCTCCAAGATTATCGCCGGTTGAAATTGAATCTACAAAATCTTTACTCATTATTTATCTCCATTTGGTTTATTATCTTCTTCTGGTTCTTCATAGTCTGGCATTTGTTCTGGTGCAACAATACCACCACCGCCATCCTGTGGATACCTTGTGATACCATCACCACCATCAGGTATTGAAACTCCACCGTCCATCGGATCAGTATCAAGTTCTTTCGCCATCTGATCACGCATTTCTTTAATTTCTGCATCAGTCATATTGAGAACCTTCCTCAACACATACTCTTTACTGAAGAACGTACCAATATAAGACTGAATCGAATCGAGTGTCTGAATACGATCATTAAGAAGTTCTGCATCCTTCAACTCTGCAAAGTGCCCATCCTCCATAAAGTCATACTGAATATGTTCCTGTATTCGCGGCCAGTCTTCTGGGGAAATTACTCCCTTAAGCAGTAGATTAGTTTTAAGAAGGTCAGTGAAGAGGGGAGTGAATTTCTTCCGAATCCGTTGAACAAACTTGGTAAATTTAAGTTCGTCACGAGTGATTTCTGTCGCCCGGCCAAGGCTGAATCCATTCTCTGATTCAAGTCTACTGATTGGCACATTGAGGGAACGATACAACTTCCGTTGGAAGTATACGATGTCATCAATCTCCCCTAAATTAGAACCGCCAGGGAGTGTTGTAATTTCGGTGCCACGCCCACCTTCCCGGCGCGGCAACCAGAAATCCTCCAACATGCTCATATGATTTCGGTCATCCCGAATCTCACCTGTACTCGCATCATAAACAAGCTTGTTGCGATAACGGTTCATCACATCTTTTAGATATTGTTCTGCTTTAATTTTTGGTAGATTACCAACGTCAATATAAAAAATTCTACGTTCTGGTGCGCGAGAGATACGATAGATAACAATTGCATCCTCAATCATACGCAACTGATTAACTGGTTTTATTGCCTTCTGAAGATACGAGACGACTCTGCCAGAGTTACCGTCGATAAGGCCTGATGGAACATATGCAATCGAATCAGAAGCAATCTTAATTCCTTGGTTAGTTCCTGCGCCCGCACTAGTTGCAAATCCCCTATCATTATAGATGAAATACTCATCTATTTTGGTTACCATCTCAATTCCCTGACTATTTGGATCAGGGTCTTTCTGTGTCTCTCTAACCTTACGAATCTTAGTAGGATCAATATTCCTTAACTGTATAAGTCCCTTCTTTGGGTCTTTACTATCGATAACTTTGTGATAATATAACCGGCCATCAATATACCACCGACGAAAAATATCGTGTCCCTTTTCATTAAAATTAAGAAGCCTCAGAACTTCACTGAATTCTGCTCTAATTCTAGTTTTAATTTTTTCTGGATAGGGGATATTATGTAAATCTATATTAACGGGAATGTCGTTGAGGTTTGAAATAATACCCTCATTCACAATATCTTCAATCGCAGCATCACACTCAGATTGCATTGAAATATCTCTATATCGACGAATGAGGTCAAGGTCTGAGCGCTCGCGGCCATCTGTATCTAGAATAGATGCAAAGAACCCGCCGCCAGCAATTTCAATTGCGCCGTCATCAGGAGTGGGGTCCGTGAAAGTTTTTTCACGAGGCCCCTGATCCTTTAATGCTTTCTGTATTGTAAAGCCGAATAGTTGTGCCATAATATCTCCTACCGTCTATTTAGTAGGTTCAAATTAGAAGTTCACGGCGGATGCTTCAAAGTGTTGATATCTCCAACTTACTTCAAACTCTTCAAGTGTGTTTTCAGTTGTAGAATCCAATGCAATTGCTGAACCAATTGTTGTTGGCCATGCATTTTTAAAGATATAAGACTTTAGAATTGCATCGTCACGATCCAACTGTTCCACAGTCAAATCAGTCTGATAATCAGCAGGAGCAACAACACCAGTATTCAGTGCGAAATCATTGATACCATTCGACCACCGTTCAATTGCATTTTTAATCATAAAGTCTGTGTCATTGTAGAATGTTGTTGTCCAAGCTTCTGGGGCAGTACGATCACCAGCCATGAAGATGCTGCGACCACGGAACTTGACTTCGATTTCACCGAGTGTACTTGCTGGCAAAGTAGATGCCTTCACAAGAAATGAAGTTCTACGAACATCAAGTCCGATTGCAATACCAGCTGGTGGAGTAATAGTTACCCGAAACTGGTTGGGACGTACACCACCGCCGATTAGATTAGCTTTGAAATCATCTATATTTGCCATGATTAACCTCCTATCTCACTAAACGCAACACCAGTACGAACGGCGACGAAGTTTAGTGTAATAAAGTTGATTGACCTTGCTGGTTTAATATAGATGTCCCCAATAAACTCGTTTCGGTCAATGACCTCACCAGTATTATTAGTTGAATCACAGACCACCTTAAAGTCGAAAATACCTCTACGACCCTGTACATCTCGCAAGAAGGGCTCGACCATGTTACGGAACTGTGCTCGAGTAAACTCATCGTTGAACTCAAAGAGCATGTACTTAGCAGCAGTAGCGATTGCCTTCTCAAGAACAAGAAATAGTCGCCGCACGTTGATACGATCAAATGCACTTGGTTTTGAGAGAGCAGTTTTATCACCAAAGAGTGTAACACCCTGGCCAGGGAAGTCAACCACTGGGTTGATCCGAGCCTTGTAAAGAATGTCACGATCTGCCTTCATTGGGTTATAAGCAAGTTTAATTGCACTGCGAACACTGCCGCGATTGTAACCCGCTGGTGAGAACCAGGGGTCTGCAACACCATCGGTGTAAGCGCAGAGGCCAGCAGTATCACCATTTAGTGGGACAAAACGATACACATCGTTGTACTTGTCATACATGTACTTGTATCCACTATCGAATACCATGTACGAGGACGATGGGCACTTGTCAAATGCATCCTTGATATTTTCTGTCTGAGTAATGGATGATGTAACACCAACAACCGCAGCGCGATAAGGCGATACAAAACCAACACAGTCCTTACGCAACTCAACGAGGTCTGTGATCATGGTTACAAGAGTATCCTGTCCAGCTTCGGTATCTGCGACGCCAGAACTTGGGCCGCCCATAATTAAGTTAATGTCAAGATTTTCTGTGTCTTCAAACTTGTCATAAGCAACTTCAAGTTCACCAGCAGTAACAGAGTAATCATCCGTTCCACCAGTTAGTGTATCAACTGAAACACCACTTACCACTGTGTAGTCCGTACCTGTTGCAACATCAGTGCCCCAGTTAGTACCAGCAGAAATATGGTCTGTCCAGTAAATGTAGTTAGAACCACGGAAGATAACATCTGGATAATAGTTATTGCCACCTTGAACTGTCTTCGCAACTGAGTTTTTAGACACGCCCGAGAAAAGTTCGATAACCGCAGCTGTGCGTTGTCCTTTAACATCAACATCCTTACCAGTGATGTCGCCAGTTTTGTCATAAACCGCAATATGGAGTTCATCTTCTTCACCGCGAGCATTTGCAGTTGCCCAATCGGATGTGCCCGGGGCATCAATGAATAGGTCACTGAAACGCCAACGCCGACGAATTAGAGAGTTGTCAGGAATGATGGTCTTGAGTCCACCACCAGCGGGATCATCCAGCTGACGAATTGTTAGAGTTTCACTGGAGATAGCGGTAACTTCGTATTCTACGTCACCTGTTTCGACGGCATCATGACCAGCAGCAGCTGAAAACACCAGAGCAACATTGTCTGCAACCGTAATTGCTTTATCTAGAACGAGTGATGAAATAACACTTGCAGCGCTGCCACTCTGAGAAGTAACTGATGCAATCTTAACAACTACGTCACCGTCTGAAATACCAGCACCAAGCACACGTTGACCGGCTGCAAGAGTACCAGTTCCACCATCAGTAACAAGAGTTTTAGATGCAACTGTGATTGCACCATTAACTACTCCAACGATAGCACTTGCATCGTAGAACTTGATGATGTCACTGATTATAATCGATGCATCGGTTGTATTTTGGTCATCCACAGTAATACTTAGATCACCAACTGCGCCGGCGCCGTTAACTAGGTTAAGAGAACCGAGTTGCTGTGAAAATGCTCGGGCGCTAGGACAGATATCCACACCGATTGAGTTACCCCAAGTACCGGCGGATCGAGCAGCCCATTCACCATGAGAACCCTGGCCAGTAGAGAAACTAGCTTCATAATGGTCATCATCACGAATGAGGATACCACTGTCTGCACCAGCGTTTAAAATAGCGGATTCTGCGCGAACCACACGAAGCGCATCAGCATATTGCAAGAAATTTGCAGCGGTGAACCACCACTCAAAGTTTGAACCATCTGGCTTGCCGAACGTCTGCAACAGTTGTTCTTCTGAATTAATTGCAGTTACAACGCTAACTGGACCTTTTTCAAATGGCCCTGCAATAGCACCAATAGAGGTGGATACAGCAGGAATAACATTTGTAAGATCAATTTCCTTAACGTGTACGCCGGGTGAAACTAAAAATCCCATATCTTTACTCCTAACTTAAAGAGTTATTATTGTTATACAGATATTTATAAAAACCCTCTTTTACACAATCTAGTTTTTATAAGTGTTATATCATATAAATAGAATTATGAACCCTCATTATGAAAAATATAAGGACACTATCAAGAAGGTTTCACGAAAAAATTATCAGAAACGAGTGTTTCTTTTAAATGAATTCCTCACACAGAAATCGTGTATTCACTGTGGAGAGTCAGAACATGTTTGTCTCAAATTCTACCCCCATGATACAGAGATACGCAAAATATCCAAAAGAGTTGGAACTAGTGATGATAGCCGCAAAGAAGTTTTTCACCTAATTGATCAATCTGTCATTCTGTGTTACAACTGTTATATCAAGAAACATCATGATCTTATTGAATTTATTTAGGAAATTACCAACTTCTACTAGAGTCTCTGACAATAGGTGACCAACGAGTTCCATATTCGTCTACCATCTCACCAATATTATCATCCTCAAGCCCATTAACTATAAAACCAAAGGGCGCCATGTCTTGTTCCAGCATATCCTGTTGTTCATTCATCATGACCCGTCGAATATCATTATTAGTAAGTTCCTTAAAATATGTTTGGTCTGTAAGCCATGCAAAGATAAAGAGACATGCAACCAAGTCATCGTTACACCCATCATCTGCCTCAAAGGATGACCCCTTCACAATAAATGTAGAGAGCTCATTGATGATGTCATAGTCCTCAACAATCAGTTTATTATCTTCAACCAACTGTTTGAGGTTTGAGCAACCAATCTTCTTAACTGCTTTAGTGGTTCTTACTCCCAACTGCGCCCTACCACCAGAGAAGCCTGCTCCAATGACCTGTCCCGCTCGCCCACGCATACTAGCCATAATAAGGTTGTCATCCTCCATATCAAACTGCATTGCGTTAGCAACTTGCTCTCCTATGTCATTGACCTCAATCAATACAAATGCCTGATTGTATACCCGTGCAATATCATAGATTTTAGAGGGGAATATGAGAGGTTTGATCTCGTTATCTCTAAACTTCGCAACCACCTTATATGGTATTTCGCTAACATCTACAACTACAAAGGCCGAGTAATCATTTTTTGTTCCACGCGAAACATCTGCAACCAGAAGATAAGTATGATCCACTTGCGGCAAAACGTGAACATCAAGACCAGCATTAGATTGTTTTGGCGCTCGATATGTCAACTGTTTAAGCTTAGATGGTGCAATCAATGTGTTGATAGACCCCAAGAACTCACACTCAAACTCCGTATTGAACTGTGCTTGAGAGGTGTTTTTAATCGTTTCTTCTTTCCAAGCTTCATCCCGTCCCGGCACTTCACTCCAATGTACCTCAATGGGTATGTAAGCGTTACGTCCCTCTTCTGCATCCACCCACAACTTGTAGAACATATTCATACCGTGTGGTGTGGAAACAATCATCACCTTGGTTGTCTTACCAGATGAAATCGTAGGATACACTGAACTGAAGAACTGCTCGGCTACGTTTGAAGGTACATAAGCAAACTCATCAAGGAAAATAATATTATATGAACCACCACGAACAGCAGACGCTGACGTAGAAGATGCAAGAATTTTTGAACCATTTTCTAATTCCAAGGAACCTTTGTTCCACGACATCACCCCTTGCTGTAACCATTTCGGTAGATGCTCATACGCAAGTTGCAAACGTGACAGCAGATCGCGTGCTGTTGCTGCCTTATTCGCAAGGATGGCAATATTTAC